CATTGGGCATATTCATTATTTGAATTGGGATTAAATCCAGTTGACAATGAACCGATTAAAAATAAGTCAGATTACGCATCAATTCTAATGAACCCAATAGATAACATTCAAAACATTGACAGTGATTATTTAACATTACTGGAATCAATGCCTGAGCGTGAACGTAATAGGTTCTTGCTAGGTCTATATTCGGATGATAGTGATGGTCAAGTTTACTATGCATACAATGAAGAAAAACACGTTAAAGAGTTCGATACGCCACAACACGGAACTATTTATATTGGATCAGATTTTAACGTATCACCCACTACAAGCATTATCTTTAAATATATAAATGGCGTATTCATGGTGTACGATGAGATATATTTAGACGTAGGTGACACATACAAACTAGCTGCTGCATTAAAAGCTAAGGGTTATATTGGAACATTGATACCAGATTCAACAGGCGGAAATAGACGCACATCTGGCATTAGTGACCATGAGATTTTAAAGCAATCAGGTCAAACAATACCATCAGTATACAATCCAGCAGTTATTGACAGAGTTAATAACGTTAATAGATTGTTGGATGCAAATAGAATACTAATTCACCCTAGATGCAAAAAGCTTAGAAACGACTTAACTAAAGTTGTTTATAGAAATGGTCAACCAGATCAGACGGGCGCAAATAAGATGTTGACTCACATGAGTGACTGTCTTGGATATGGTGCTTGGCATTTAGATAAAATTGGTATTAAAATTAGTCCAGTAAGCGCATCAAAATATATGTAACAAAGGAATGTTATGTTAAATCTTTTAAATCAAGAAGACAGAATATCAATTATCGCTGATATTAATTCAAACAATAACAAGGCAAGAAAAGCAGTATCGTTAAAGCAGTTTGAAGTATACCAGGGCAGGATGCATCAGTTTATTAAAGAAGCACTACTAGCTCAATACAACGTTTCAACTGTGCGAGAGATGCCTATTGTTTCGTGTATTAACGTACAAAGAAAGATCACTCAAACTAAAGCTACAATATACAAGCATTCAGTTGAAAGAAATTTTACTGGACTAACAGAGCAGCAAGAAGAAATTGTTGAGTTAGTTTACAAAGATATGCTTGCAAACATTAAATTATGCCAAGCAAATAAGTCATATGTATATCAAGAGCAATCAATTGGGCAGATCGTTCCTATTAATGGAAAGCTAGTTATGCGTGTATTTACCATGCACCAAATAGATGCTGTTCCAAACTCTGAAAACCCTGACTATGCAGATGCATTTATCATTAGTGTATTTGACAGAGGGGAGTATTTAACAGAATCAAATTTTGATGCTTACCATGACACGGCAACAGGTTATGTTGGTAGATCAGACAGGGAATCTACAACAAATAATCCAACACCAGATGGCGTTGCAACAAAGAACGACTACAAAGGCGTTTTAAATAAATATATTGTATGGACTCCTGAATATAATTTCATGATGAACGGTAATGGATATGTAATTGATCCAAGCACTGGTGCATATACGACAATTGAAAAGTCTGCTTTGTGTCTTGCTGGATATGACATTATGCCATTCTTTGAAGCATCAAGAGAAAAGGATTTTGAGTATTTTGTTAGACCATCTAATTCACTAACTGATTTTACCATTCAATACAACACTCGCATGAGTGATGAATCTGCAGCCATTAAGCTGCAAACATACAGTGTTGCCGTGCTTAAATGCCCAAGTGAATTACAACCAAATATCCAAGTTGTTGGACCATCAATGTTGCTTAAGCTTCCAACGGATGATCCAAATAAAGAGGTAGATTTTTCTTTTCAATCACCATCAACATCTATCACTGAAATTAGCGGAGCAAATGACAAGTTTCTAAATAACTTTTTAACAAGTGAAGGATTAACATCATCAGCTATTAACAGTGGTGGCACCAGTGAACGATACGCAAGCGCACTTGATAGATACATTGCTATCTTAGATAGAATGGAAGCTCACGCAGATGACTATGAAGTATTCAAGCGAGTTGAAGTACAGGTTTGGGAAATAGTTAAAGCTTGGCTTAATACGCTTAGCGGCACAAATCAACTAGATAAAAAGTATTGGGTTGGGAATATTCCAAATGATAGCGAGATTGAAGTTACCTACGAAAAACCAAAGATGGTTAGAACTGAATCAGAGAAGCTTGATTCTATTCAGAAGAAAATTGACCTTGGTATTATGACAAAGGTTGAAGCTATTATGGATATTAGGGACATTGGTGAAACACAAGCAAAACAAATTTATGATTCAATCCAGCTAGAAAACAACGATGAATTAGCAGGAATTATGCCATTACCAAGTGTACCAACAGAGCAAGCGCCAATGGATGCTGCTGATGCAGAAGATGACATGGAAGATGATAGCGAGGAATAATACATGGCAAGGATAGCTGGCAAAAGAACCATTTCGCTTGATGAAGTAAGCCAAACAATAGATGTGACTCGTTACATTGATGCGCCTACTAATGACGAAAAAGAACAGTTTGCCACGCTTGCCATTGAGAGAATGATTAACAGAACACTAGATGGTGAGGATAGAAATAATTCATCATTTAAACCATACACCGAGAAATATGCTGCCAAGAAAGGTGTATCAGTTAATAGTGTGGACATGTTTTTAGAAGGCGATATGCTTCAATCGATCACGCCTGATATTATCAATGACAGGTCAGTAAAGATTTATGTTGATGGCGATCTTGAGACTAAAAAATCTTTCAACCATGTAACTGGTGACACTCTCCCCAAAAGAGATTTCTTTGGCATCAGCGAAGACGAAGCCAATTCAATCGCTAATCAAGTTAAGAGATCAAGAAAAAATACAAAAGAAGAACAGCAAACCAATAGGCAAAGATTGTCAGACCTAAGAAATGAATTAGCAAAACTAGGCGTATCATTCGAGGATTAAATGGCAAAACTAAAAGTGCTTAATTTAAAGAAAGTAACAAGCAGTATAAGAAGAGATATTACAAAAGCTTTGCGTGATAAAGAATTTAGAGAAGGCATTGGTGACATTGTTATAAATGAAATTAAAGAAACAACACTTGGTACGGCCAAAGAAGGTACGTTGGCATGGAGAAAATATCTAGAGAAAGGCAATGCAACAGATCCAAAATATAATAGAAATAAAATAAAAGCTTTATTCACAGGCGAACTATTGAATGATCTGAGAAATAATGTCAGACTGGATTTATCAAGTGGAAGTGCAAGCTTTACTGTTGAGCACACTGATAAGAAGCATAAGAAATATAAAAAGCCTAATGGTAAACCAACTAAAGGTGTTGCTCAAACATATAAAGCAATCCAGGGCTTCCTAGAAGAGCTAGGATATTTTTATATTAGGAATGCAAAGAATAGCGCAAAAATTGAAAAGAAAGTTAGAGACTTTATACAAGAAATGCTGTTCAAGAAGTTAAAATAAATCTTGACGCAATAAACAGGGAGTGTTTAAAATGAGTGAATCAGTGTCAGGCAGTGCCGACAATCAAACTGACGGTGTCAGTGATCCAAGCAAAACAAATGATGAAACGAGAAGCAATCCTTATGCTAAGGATATGTTCAAGTTTAAAGAGCAAGCAAGAGAAGCGCAAAGAAAGGCGCAGGAACTTGAAGAGCGACTTAAACAAAGAGAGCTTGAAGAAGAAGAGAAGAAAGGTAATTTATCCAAGGTGCTCGATGAGTATAAGGAAAAAACCAGAAATCTTGAAACTCAAATTAAGCAAAAAGATTTCACGTTTGCTAGAACTAATGTCATCAATAGCCTTAAACAGGAAGCAATTAAGGCAGGATGTAAAGATCCTGATGCGTTTGTTCGATTACTTGGTAAAGAAAAAATTGATATTGTTTCTTTTGATGACTCTTATACTCCAGTCTTAGATGATGTTAAGATGATTGTAAGTGACGGAATGAAGCAATACGAGCATATCGGTTTATTTGGTAGAAATGTAAATGTTGTTAACGGCATTCCAAGCCAAGGCAACAATTTTAAACCTACCGTTAAGCCAATTAAAGAGATGACAACTAGCGAGCTAATTGCACTAGCAAAAAGCATGAACTAAAATTTATAAATTATTATCCAAAGGAAGGATTTTATGGCCGATGTAGCACAAACGTTACCCAATACCAAACAAGCGATTATCACTGCGATTGTTCAAAAAGAACTTGCCGCAGCTGCAAAACTTTTACCTTACGTATCTGACTTAAGTGCATTTGCAGTTAAGGGAGCTACTTCAATTTCAGTTCCAAAACTAACTTCATTCTCTATTACAAATAGATCATTTGGAGCTTCTGCTGACGCAACAGCATTAACAGATGCAAAAGATACTATTCTTATTAATAAAAATGCATACGTTGCATGGATTGAAGATCACAGAGATAATTTTCAATCAACTATTGACTATAGAATTGAAGCGTCTTCAAGAGCAGCTTCTGCTCACGGTAGATATGTTGATGCACAAATTGTTGCTGGTCTTGCCGCTGTTGCTTATGGTGCAGTTAACGGTGTTGCCGCAGATGTTACAAAATCAGCGGTACTTGCAATGAGAGAAGCATTATTAGTTAAGAATGCTGATATTTCTAAGATGGCTTATATTTTCAGTGTAGACCAAGAACATGTACTTTTAGATATTGCTGATTTCGTTAGAGCAGATGCTTACGGTACTTCAAACATTGGTTCAGGTGTAATTGGAAGATTATACGGTGTGCCAGTAGTTGTATCAAATGCTCTTGCTGCACAAACTGGTTACATTGTTGAAAAAGACGGCTTTGGAGTTGCTTTCCAAGAGGGCGTACAAATGTCTGAGCAACAAGATAATAAGTATGGTGCACTAGGTGTAAGAGTAGCTGTTGACCAACTTTTTGGTGTAGGCGGCTTGCAATTAGAAGTTAACGGTGTTGCTGCTGGTAAGTCACCACTTGTTTACTCTCTTAAC